CTTTTATCGTCAACGGTGATTGTTACAACTGCTGGTGGCAATAATGTTACGGTGCCTTTTTGGGCAACGTCTATGTCCGTCAAATATTGCGGCGGCGGCGGCGGCGGCGGCGGTGGTCATGCAACGGGCGGCGGTGGTGGCGGTGGCACTGGTGGTAGCACTATTTTTGCTGATAATGTTCCGGTTACGCCTAATTCGGTTTTAGTTGTTACAATTGGTGCCAAAGGCACAGGCGGCGCCATCGGCGCCGATGGCGCCGTCGGCGGCGGTACAACTATTTCAGGTGCGCTCGTTTCGCTGCCAACCGCTACTAGATCAGGCGCATCAACAGCGGGCGGCGCTGTTAATGGCGGCAATTCTGCAAATTCAGGCGCTTGTTTTTCTAGCAATGCAGTCGGCGCGACGGGTGGGGCTGCGGCGGGTGCTAACGGGGGGTCACTTACACTTGTAGGTGCTGTTTCTTTTTGCGGGGGATGCGGTGGTGCAGGTGCAGGCACAGGTTCAGGCGGCGGCGGTTTTGGGCGCAATTGGCTTGATGGCGCTACAAGTACTTTTACGGTTGCAGGTGGTGCTAATATTGGAGGAGGAGGCGGCGGTGGCTCTTGGTTCGGTAGGGGCGGAATAGGTGGTGCCACAGGTTCGCCCGGTACTTCGGCGGCGGCTGGTCAATACGGTGCTGCCGGAGGCGGTGGTGGCCAAAATGCTGCGGGCGGCGACGGTGTCGCAGGTGTCGCAGTCATAACTTTTTATCAATGAGGCTGCTTTGTGTCGTTGGATGGTTCAGGCTTATTGTTTAGAACAACGCCTCAAAATTTAAGGACAATTAGAGCCGAAGGTGACAGTTATTCAACAATAGGAACAGGAATAGGTACTGGATATCCAATGCTTTTGCAAACAGTGCAATCGCTAGGAGGAACAAGAGGGTTGTTATCAACCGCTGTTGGCGGTTCAAGTATTGACCAAATTGAAGCCAGAATAGCCGCTAATCCGAATTTAGCTCATATAACGACAACAATATTGTGGGATGGTTCGGCCGCAGATTATATTTCAGTTGCAAGTTATTTAGGTTTTGTAGATCAGATTTTGGCAGTTACCGGGATAGCTAATATTGTTTATCTTCCACCTGTACCTCGCGGTCCTTCTGTTTCGTCAACGCCAACACAAGCAACTTTAGATATGGAAGCGATAGCCGCAGGATTGGTTTCAAGAGAAGTTCCGACTTTTTCACCTGTTCCAATTGTCAACACGTTAAACAATGGTTCGGCACAGGATTTGCAGGATATTCAAGCGAGAGTCATTTGCACATCATGTTTAGCGGATGGAGTTCATTTGACAGTTCCTGCTTATCAATTAGTTGGCGTTAATGTTGCAAATAAGATGATTGCTAATAGTATTTAAGGATAGTATGCAATTTAATTGCTCATATGTCGTTATTGCGCGCACAGAAGGTCCAGGAAAAGAGACCTGTTTAACTTTGGGCAAACAAGATGGCGGTTGGGAAAACTTTCCTCAAAATTTAACAATTAAAAATCCAGCACAGTTTGTTGCAATAGGCACTGTTTTTAAAATGTCGTTAGCTAATTAGGATTGTAAAATGACGATTGTCTCTGATCTAATTACACAATCCTTACGGGAAAGCGATATCATTTCCATTGGCGCTAATCCGACGCCAGCGGAAGCAGACGAAGCATTGACGCGCCTAAACTCGCTAATCCTATCTGTTGTGGGTAATGAAATAGGTTATATTCTTGAAGATTGGAATATAACAAACACTGCTACCGCTTCAACCGGACAGGTGCTTTTTACAGGTATTCCGACCGCTGCACAAACGCTGACAATTGGCGATGAAGTTTATACATTTCGCGCGGCTCGCGCTGTACCGTTTGAAGTTACAATTGGCATCGATGCGACCGCAACCGGCGCAAATCTCGTTACGGCTTTAGGTTTGGATAGCGATCTTGTGACTGGCGTGAATGTAACTGGCACTGTTACGCTAACCGCGCAAGTTCCTGGCACCGCTGGCAATGCGATTAATCTTTCTGAAACTGCCTCGAATACAACTGTCTCTGGACCGTTTATGACAGGTGGTGTGCAAACAACGGTTATTTTGAAGCCGTCTAGCTTTGCGCAAAATAGTTCTGGATTTACCGTTCAACCTCAATCGCGGCTTATTTGCAATCTTTTAGCGCCTACATCATTCGAACTTGATCCTCAACCGCAAGACGGACAGCGGCTTTCCGCTATCGATGCGAGCAATAATTTCTCAACACGTCCGCTAACTCTTGTGGGCAATGGACGACTGATTGATGGCGCAACTTCTGTTCTTTTGGACGATGATTTATCGCGTCGCCAATGGGTTTACCGTTCAGACCAAAGCAATTGGATTAGTATTGAACCGTTGGATGAAGATGCGGAAATGCCGTTTCCAGAAGAATTTGATGATTATTTTATCATCATGTTGGCGATGCGTCTTAATCCCCGCTATGGCCGCGCACTGACGGCCGAAAGCGCAGCGCGCCTTTCGCAGCAACGTGAACAACTTTTCTATCGCTACAATCAATCCAGATTGCGCCAAGCCGAATTGCCGATTAATCGCCAAGCTGGTTTTGGTTTTCCGCCGTCAGGTCAACAGAGTGGTAGTCAGTGACGCAAGTTAGTGAGATACTTGAACGCGCCTATGATGAAACCAACCTTTTAGGCGAATTGAACAATCCGACGCCAGTTCAAGGGCGCGAAGCCTTGACACGTCTAAACTCCATTTTGCTATCAACTATTGGCAATGAGGTTGGCGAAAAGCTCAATAACTGGCCAATTGGTAATCTTAATGTCACTTTTCCTTATAGTTGGAATGCTGTTTTTTGGCAATATCCGCCAATCAATGTGCGGCTAATTTACAATGTCGATAGTCCGCAAATTATCTTTTTACCAATTCAACCTTGCGACGGCTCTAGGGTTTCTGTTGTGCCCACAAATGGCGTTTTTGCGACTAATCCGTTAACTCTTGATGGTAACGGTTATCTCATTGACGGCGCTGCAACGCTTGTTATCGATAGCGATGATTTAGCAGGCGCGTGGATTTTCCGCGCTGACCTTGGCAATTGGATACGATACACGCGGTTGCTTTCTTCTGACGAGATGCCTTTTCCAGAAGAATTTGACGACTATTTTATTACAATGCTGGCTATTAGGCTTGATCCTCGCAATAATGCGTTGGCACAAGATAGCACAATTCAAGCATTGAAGCGTTGGAAGCGTCAAATCACCGCGAGATATGCGCAAACGGTTGTGACGCCTGCGGATGCAGCCGTGCTTCGTCTTAGCGAATATGATGCGACCAGTTTTAACGGTAACGGTCCTTACGGTTGGAATTTTGGCGGCAACGGGTGGCCTTGGTAAATGCCTAATGTTCCTCTTGGCAAAACCGATTGGTTTCGTGAAGTCGCGAAGGAAGCGCGGCTTCCGCTACGCAATCGTTATTTTGAACAAAATCCGGTACTGACTGACCAGCAAGTTGCGTTGATTGATCGCCCTGGCTTGATGCGGTTCATTGAAGTTGGAAATGGTCCAATTCGTGCTGTCTATAGCCAACCTGGAAGTTTTCACGATCAATTGTTTATCGTTAGCTACGATGAACTTTACACACTAACAACTGACGAAGTGCTGACATTCATTGTTGGCAGTTTGTTCGGCGGTGCTAATGGCAATGTTAGCATGGCTGCGACTGGCAATATTGGAAGTACACCGGAATATTTGTTTATTGCTGACGGTCGCAATTTGTATGTTTACATTGAAAATGGCTATGCGCGCGGCGACCTTGTAGGAACGCCCGCGAATAATGACATTTTTGTTTTAGGTTCAATTCATTATAAATGGACAAGCGGTTCGGTTGATGCAGGGACCCCGGCCGGAACAGGTGCTAATCCTTGGTTGATCGCTCTAGGCGTTGACAGCCTCGCCGCCTTTACGAACGCCAAGGATGCGATCAACGCAACTGGAGTGCCCGGTACGAGCTATTCTACGGCCCTTCTGGTGGCCAACACACAGGCGCAAGCCTATGAGGCTGACAACACACAGGTAAGGGTCAGGGCGCTTGCTGTGGGCATTATAGGGGACGGTGTGGTCGCCACTGAGACAGGCGCGGCTCTGGCATGGTCCAGTGGCGGCGCAACGCTCGCTAACGGTGGCGATCCTAGTGTGTTGAATGTGGTTGTGCCGGATGACGTTGGCGCGATTAGCGTGGCTTATATTGCCAGTTACATTGTTGTCATTCCAGCGCAAGGTCAAGGTGTCAACGGTCGCTTTTATTGGATAAATCCAGGTGAGATTATCATTGATCCGTTAGATTTTGCCACCGCTGAACGTGCGCCAGACCCTATTTTTGAAGTTGTGGTTTTTGGCGATCAATTTTGGTTGCCGGGACAAACCACTACAGAAGTTTGGTATTTTACAGGCGATATTGATGCGCCGGTAACGCGGCTACAAGGTATTACTTTTGATCGCGGAACTTGGGAAGGCACCGCAATTCAAGTCAAAACAAGCATGATAATTGTCGATAGCGATGGTGGCGTTTTTCAAATTGAAGGCGGCATTAAGCGCGTTAGTAATTCTAGTGTTGAAGAACGCATTCGCGAAGCGATGCAAAAACAGGCGGCTTTGCTATGAGCATTGTGTTTATGGATAATTTCGGCGCTTATGGCACGAATAAGAATTTTCTCCTAGATGGCGTTTATGCGAGCATTGGCGGCACCGCTGGCGGTGTGGGAACTGACGGCGTTACACTTGTCGCTGACCCTGATGGAAGTGGCGATATCGTTTTTCGCATGGATCAAGATAGTTACGGTGGCGCTAACAACGCTTCGCATATTCGCTATGCGTTACCAAGCGGAGCAATTGCGACACTTGGAATAGCATCTCGCACTTGGCTTGCTGCTTTGCCGCAAACTGGTAATAATATTCCCGTTCCTCACGAATTTGCTGATGTTGGTAATAATGCAATTGTAAGCGTTACTATCGGTACAACTGGAATAATTTCCGTTAGATCGGGAAATTGGACTGGCACTGTTTTAGGCGATAGCGGCGGTCCTATAGTAACAGCCGATGGTTGGTATCATATAGAAACTAAGGTGTTTAGAAGCGCAACGGTTGGAACGGTTGAAGTTAGAGTAGAAGGTATACCTGTAATTACATTAACAGGATTAAATTTAGGTGCAACTGATATTGCGCAAGTAAGTGTGCAAAGTCGTCCTACTGGAACGTCAACTAGCGTTGCAATGTATCTAAAAGATTTTATTGTTTGGAACACAAGTGGTGCTCACAATACTGATTTTATTGGCACTTGTTCGGTTGTAGATATTACGCCAGATAGCGACGTTTCTTTGAATTGGACGCCAACAGGATCGACGCACGGTTGGGATATTTTGAACCGCAGTCCGCCAGTTGATGCGAGTGATTATATCACGGCCGGAAGTCCGCCACCCGCCGCCTATGTGGGCACGTTAACATCTTTGCCGCCTGATATTACAAGCGTTAAAGGATTGATGACGCAGGTTCGCGCGGCGAAAACTGACGGCGGCGATGCAACTTTGCAAGTCGGCCTTATTAGCGGCGTTAGTACCGATTTAGGCGCTGATCGCGTTATTACGGTTGCTCAAACTTATTGGATGGATATTAGCGAGGAAGATCCTGCAACCGCTGCGCCTTGGACTGTGGCTGCGGTAAACGCTGCAAATATTCAAATCAATAGGACAACTTAATGGTTGTGGCGGTTGGCATACAAGCGCCTTTAGGTCGCGTTTTAGGGGTTATTAACTTTCCTAGTAACGGGGTTGCGTCGCCAGAAGCGCGTGTTTTAGCGTCTGCTAAGGCATCTGTACCTATAAGAATGCCGCAAGCGCGCGTTTTGGCGGCTGTGCTGGGTCGCGTTGCCCATCCTAAATTGCGAGCGTGGACTTATACGTTGGACGGCCACGATTATTACGTATTGCGCCTTGGCGATCAAACTTCGCTTATTTATGATGCAACAATGGAAACATGGCAGGAATGGACAAGCGGCGATTTGAATTTCTGGCGCGCAAATGTCGGCGCAAATTGGCTTGGCGGAACGGCTTTAGCGTTTCGCGACGGCTTTAATAGCAATGTTGTAGTTGGTGATGATACGTTTGGTTTGCTTTGGATGCTTAATCCGCGTCAAGGTTATGACGATGACGCTGTAAACGGATCAAGCGATCCGCAGAGTTTTGAGCGCATTTACATGGCGCAAGTTGCTATTCGCGGGCGTACTTCGCTACCTTGCTATGTGACGTTTTTGACCGCTAATTTAGGCGCACCTTCCTTTACCGGAGCGGGCGTAACGCTTTACACAAGTGACGATGCAGGCGCGACATTTGATAATAAAGGAACAATAACGGTTACGCCTGATGATATGTCACAAATATTTTCATGGCGTTCGCTTGGTCAGATAAATGCGCCAGGACGTTTGTTCAAGTTGGTTGATAATGGCGCTTTTACGCGCGTCGATAGCTTTGATGTTAATGACGATGGCAAATGATCCAATCCAGCCGCTACAAAATAAGATAAAAGTCGTCAATGATGACGGTACACCTACTGATTTTTTTATTCGCTGGGCGCAACAGCGGCAGATTGATATTCAACAAGGAATAACATTAGCGCAACTTGAAGCGATTTTAAGTGCGACTGATATTATTCCGGGGACTGGATTGAGCGGCGGTGGTAATATCTCTGCCAATGTTACGTTGTCGCTGGCGGATACGGCCGTTACACCCGGAACTTACGGCGACGCTACACATGTTCCGCAAATTACAGTTGACCAGCAAGGGCGGTTAACGGGGGCGGTTGATGTTGCTATTTCTGGCGGTAGTGGAGGATTGCCATTAATTGGAACTGTTGTTTCGACAGGTGTCGAGACTTCTTTATCTTTCAACTCTATTCCCGCATCCTATAACCACCTGTTAATAATGGGAGATCATGGTTCTGTCTTAAATAATAGCACTACGTCAGCGGCTTTAACTATTCAATTCAATGGAGATACAGGGGCTAATTATCTATATCGTGTTTTCGGAACATACGGCGGTGGAGGCGGTACAGGTTTTGGTGCAAATAGCGGTTCGGCTACTTCCATGTTTTTAAGTTTGAATAATAGCGCAGGTACTTCGGGAGTTCCTTTTGGATCAACCAAAATAGACATATTCAACTATATAGGGTCCCAAGTAAAAAAAGCTATAGGGCGGCTAAGCAGCGAGCAAGGTAACATTGGGCCTATAGAGGGCGGTGCATCTGGTTGGTGGAACAATACTTCTGTTATAACAGATATTGTCATTCTTGATGGCAATGGAAACGCCTTTGCATCAGGGTCTACATTCTGGTTATATGGGTATTAACATGATTATACCAACCGGAAATGTTGAATTTTTAACTAAAGCGGTTTCTGCCCACATGGCAGACTTGGATCGAGGTTTCGATGCGGCGGAATGGCTGGCTAACCCTTTGAACGTCGCCCTCACGGATGGCCGAAACATAGGGCTTCTAGAGTGCGAAGGATCAACGTGGCAAGTTCATGCAATCTTCGCGGATCGAGGCGCTAAGGCTCTCTTTGTGGGCAGAAAGATGGTTAAAATTGCATTTGACCAGTATCGAGCGAAGGTGCTAAAAGGGCTCACCCCGGCTCATTGCAGAGCCGCCCGCTTGTTCACGCGGATGCTCGGCTTTACTTCCTATGGTATGATCCAAACGGTCAATGGGCCTGTGGAATTGTTTATTTTGGAGCGTTCACAATGTCATTTTTAACCGGGAAAGCTGCAAAATCTAGTAACCAAGCTTACGGCTATTTAAAAGACACTTACGCCCCGCAAGTGCAAACTGGCGTCCAAGCTAATAATGCTTTAGCGGGTCTATTGGGTATCGGCGGCGATCCTGCGGCGGCTCAAACTGGCTATCAGAATTTCCTCAATTCGGCTGGTTATCAGAACGTTCTTAAACAGTCCAATGCAGGAATTACCGGATCGGCTGCTGCTAGAGGTTTGCTTGGTTCAGGTTCAACATTGAAGGCTTTACAGAATAATTCTGCTAATCTAGGTGCTAATTATTTCTCGCAATATTTGCAACAGTTGGGCGGTTTGGGGACTTCTGGCGTTCAGGCTGGGAGTTTGATTGGCGGTGCTGGTGGTACTCAAACGGGCGGTACTCAAGGATTGTTTGGCGCAATCGGTAACGTTGCAAGCGGCATAGGTTCCGCTGCGGCTGGATTGGCCAAAATTCCGGGATTTGGCATATGAAAAACGCTTTTGCTAAACTTCCCGACATGAACTATTTGCAGCCGGAAACGCCGCAATTGCAAATTGATCCATCTATTTACGGAAGCGACACTACGGTTACGCAACCGCAGTCTGCACCCATGCCAATGCCGCCTATCGACACTTCGCAATTTCCGACAATGCAAAACCTTGTTCCTAAACAATCGTTGAGCGATTTGCCGATGTTGCAAGCAACTAAAGCGCAGCATCCTAACGGCTTTTTCAATGGCCCGCAGGGGTTTCTAGGTGGCCTTGGTCATATTGCTGATATTATCGCGGCTATTGGCGGCGCTAAACCTGGATATCAACCGGGCTTGGAAGATCGCATTAGCAAAAATGCGTTCGGCGCGCTTATTCAAAACCCAAATGACACAGAAGCATTTTCAACGCTCGCACAGACTAATCCACAATTAGCCGCACAAGTGCAGCCTATGATTAAATCGATCAAGGATCAAGCCTTGACGACACAAGCGGCGCAAATGTATGCAAAAGGCGATGCTACTGGCGCGCGTAATTTGCTGCTTAATGCTGGCAATCTAACTGGTGCAAAACAGTTTAGCGATTTGAACGCAGAAGATCATGCTCAATTACTAGACATTGCGCAAAAAAGTGTTCCGTTAATTGCAACTTTGAAAAATGTTCCTGTTGAACAACGTACACAAGCTGTTGCTGCTATGGCACCGCAGTTTGCTGCGCACGGTTGGGATGCTGAACATATTAAGCAATTTGCGTCTGGTGATTTGAGCGATCAAGGTTTGAATAATGTTATTCAAAGCGCGACAACTTATGCTGATTATATAAAACAGCAAGAAACCGCCGCTGCTGTTGCTGCTAAAGCTAATGAGCCTTACACGCTAGGGCAAGGGCAAACTCGTTTTGTCGGCGGTAAGGAAATCGCATCGGTTGCGCCGGAACCTAAATATATAACGACGCCAGAAGGTTCGACATCAACGCTTGTCAACGGCGGTGCAACTGCCCCTGTGGGCACAGGTGGCGGTCATTACACAGGACCGCCTTTGGGTCATCAAATCGAGACAACCGTTCTTTCGCTTGTTCCTGGCGCAAAACCAACTAGCGGCCAACGTAGTGCTGCCCACAATGCAGAAGTCGGCGGCGTAGCAAATAGTTATCATTTGACCGATAATGCGCGTGATATTGTGCCACCCGCCGGAATGAGCATGGGAACTTTTGCTGGAATAATTCGCGCGAAAATGCCCGGTTTTGATGTAATTAACGAAAAGGATCATGTCCACATTGAACCTGGGCCGGGAATGGCTTCGAAAGCTGTTGTCGGTGGTCCGCCTGCGGTTATTCACGGCGCGCCTAAGCCTGAAGATGCTGTTCCTACACTTACGCACGATGCGATTGAAACATTGGCGCAGCAAGTTGCAGCCGGTGGCGATATTCCCGCGCTCGGTATGGGAAAAGCCGCCGCTGGCCTTAAAGCACAAATTTACAATCGCGCTGCTGAAATTCAAAAAGGCAACGGCAATGACGGCGCGGCAATGGTGCTTGTCAAAGAAGGTCGCAAAGCAAACGCAATGGCGCTTCGTGATCTAACCAAACGTAACGCTGTTGTTTCGGCTGCAAAAAACACTGCTATTTCCAATGGCGATTTGGTTGTACAAGCAGCGGGAACAGGTGCGGCCGGTAGCGGTTCGCCTATGATTAACGCTTGGCAGCAAGCATATAGAAATAATGTTCAAGGCAGTCCAGATGTTGCTAAATTTGGCCTAGCAATTAACACTTTTGCAAACGAATATGCGAAAGTTGTTTCCGGTGCAACCGGCTCGGCTGGTGTTGCAGAAGGCGCTAGGCAGGAAATGCTTAAGCATCTTAGCACAGCTTCGACGCCGCAACAAGTTTCGGCTATTATTGAACAAGCTAAAAAGGAAATGGCTTCATCGACAAATGCGCTTTCAGGACAAATTCGCAATACGCAAGACGCTTTGCGCAATGGCGGTAAAGCCGCTGTACCCGCCACTCAACCTAGTTCAGGTTGGGGAAAAGCCGTGGTATTGAAATAATGTCCGTTTATAGCATTGCCGCGCCAGATGGCAAAACTTATCAGATAACCGGCCCTGCTAATGCTTCGCAAGCAGCCATTCAGGCGGAAGTTTTGCGCCAATTTCCGCAAGCAGCGGGAACGCCAAACGCAACTGCAAAAGCCGCGCCATCGCCAC